CCACGATACTACTGGCATAGATAAAACCTTGGCCGCCGGAGATCTTGTCATCAGGATCGAACATGTCTTGACTTGCGTATGTGTGGTTAGTACACACCAGGCCTACATTGTATGAACCAAACATGTTCACACAGTTACGCACAAGACTGGTAAGAGCTTTGGGCTTACGACCCAGGTCACCCTTCATCTCACCTGCATCAAACTGATTCACGTCAGTGGGTGTGAGCAACATGCCCAAGCTGTCGATCACAAACATCACTTTAGGACGTTCGCCATCGGGCAAGGCCTTGTAGTCGCTCATGAATGTACTGATGGTCTTGGCCACATCGTCGATCATGGCCATGCTGAGTTTAAGCAGCTTGTCCTGGCCAGTATCTACTCCCAATGCTCTAAGCCAGTTTTCATCCAATGCATTTTCGCTGTCAATCAGCACAACATATATGCCCTGTGCCTGAGCATTCTTTACAATGTTGCCGGAGCAGATGTAACTTTTACCTGCACCCGAATCGCCGGCAAACACCGTGACCTTGCCTAGAGGAATACCTCGGTTGAAGTCTCCTGATATCAAGTAGTTCAAGGCATAGTTGCCTGTGCTGATCCAATCTGTTGGATCATTGAAACCAATGCTCAATCCTTCGATCGACTTGGTGATTTCCTTGCGGAACTTGCTTACGTCAAATGGTTTTCCCATGATAGTTTCTTTCAATGTAAAATAATGCTGGCAGAATTGTCGGCCTGTGAGTTATTATAAAGTATTCTGCGATACTGTGTCAAGTGTTTATCTAGATCAATCACGTTGGCCACAGGAATCTGATTGGCCATGGGTCGTCGATCATGCCGATCACACCATGCCAAAAACTCTGGACTAAATGCCACAGTCTCGGGTTGTTGTAGGCTAAGGTTAAATGAATATTCCAAAGTCTCATAGTTGTAGTGATCCATGCAATCAAGATCCATGTCAAAATATTCAAACTTGTTATAAAGTTGCCGACCCACATAGGTATATCCAAATGTGAAGTTCATCCGATCTGGATTACTGACCATGGATGTTTTTCGAAATGGATTATCAAAAATTTCCCATTTGCCGACAGCATTGAACTCGACGTTGTTGGTAAAAACGGATTCCAATCTATGAACAGCCATGTTCACATCTTCATATGGAAAAATCTTTCCTAGATGTTGCATAGCCACTGCTAATCTTGTCTCCGATATTTCATCAGAGAACTGATTGTGTAGTTGTTCTCCTAGCCTAGCAGTATTTGAGTTTTGACTGAATCTCAGTTCATGTACCTGTACTTTGTGATTTTGTGAAAATACCCATTTAGCATGTATGCGATTAAGCAGACTTTGATCCAGATATGTTTCTAGATTGTCCGACTGTGGAAATTTAATACCCACAAGGTCCCACAGAATTTCGTTGGTATTCGACAATGCCCAGTGGAGATCAGTTAATCCTTTGTTGACTTTTTGTGCCACCAGTTGATGGTCAGAAAATCTGTTCTGATTTTGACTGCTGGATTTATCTACAAAAAATTCAAACAACTCATAATTGTACTTTACCTCAAAAGGTATAGTATCACCTGTATTCTCAAATACCAAAGAAAATTTCATAATAGATAGACGCAAGCACCGCAAAGGTGCTTGCGATACCGGTCAATTACTTGTTCTGACGACTGCGGATCATGGCCAGGATGTCCTGGGTTTTGCTTTCGCCGGCAGGCTTGCTGACTGGAGCAGTGGCCACTGCTGGCTCATCGTCAAAGTCATCGGCTGCTTTGGTAGGTGCTGCTACTCGCAAAGCCGGCTTGGCTGTTTCTTCATCCACATCAACAGCAGGTGCTGCGCCGGCAGGTGCATTCACACCAGCCGGGCGGAAGTACTGACCCCAACGCTCTGTGTCGTAAGGCTGTCCATCCACTGAAGCTTCAAACATTTCCTTGATCACACGCAGTTCCACATCAGTGGGCTTTTTAGGCAAGAATGTGTTCAAGTCAAACAGGCCATGTGCATCCACTGCTGCCTGTTCCACATCAGTCAATGCAGACTCTTTACGGGCCCACTTGCTGCTGTTGTAGTCAGCGAATCCACCTTTTTGTGTTTTGCTGATACGGAAGTCCAGGCCGCTCATGTAGTCAGTTGGCAGGTTTTCCAACTCAGGATCCATCAGGGCACCCTTGATCAAGGTGAACAGCTGAGGTCCAATGATGAACTTGCGAATGGGATTTTCCGGAGTCTTGTCGTCTGCGATAGGATTCTCACGCACAAATCCTTGAAAGATGTAGCTGCGTTTCTTCCAGTATTTGCGACCCATGTCTTCAAGGCTCTTGTCCTTGAACCAGGTACGCACTTCTGCCAAGATTGGACAAGCGTCGCCCCACATCTCCACGCAGGGTACCTGCACCATGACCTGTTTGGAATCCATCTCTCCTTTGATGCCATTGAATGGCAGTCGGATCATGGCTCGTTCCACCCAGAAGAATGTGTTCTTTGAATTGCCGTCGGGTAAAAAGCGCAAAGTGGCTGATTGACCTTCTTCCATGTTCCAATGTGGATAGATGGATCTGTCACCGCCTCCGGTGGATTGCCCACCTTTGTTCTCTGCTGCTTGTAGTCGTGCTCTGATTTCTGCTAAAGTTGCCATATTGTGTTGCCTTTCTATGCTTTAATATGATTAAAAATATTTAAGATGTACTTAAATGTGTTGCCTACAAGGTTATTATACACAGCCTTGTCTGTGTTTGCTACCTTTACGATAGCGAAATTTGCCTATCTAGTTGATTACGGAAGTGTGTGCCACTGCACACACTTCTTTTGTTTGTTTTATTTATGTTATCTCAGCATAGCCAAGGATTTTATTCTTGCCAGCAATGCATCACCTTCTCGTGATTCGTAATTGATAGAACGTCCAGCTTCGCCAGGTGCATGCACAAATTCCGAATCTGCTGATGCGCCTGCTCGGCCAAGACGTGCTGTTTCGGCATCGCTTTGATCCGGCTCGTCGTCACGTTGCATAGCAAAGGCATCTGGATTGTTGGGATTGATCAACATGTGAGCCAGAGCAGGATCAACATTTGGATTCCTCAACCGGCCAAGACGTGCTGTTTCTGCACTGCTTTGATCTGCATCATCATAGTCGTAGTAGTTGTATCCACCTTGACCCGAATGTGCCTGACCTTTGGGCTCTTCTTCCTGATAGTCGTAACCTTGCTGGCCATCGTGTGCAGCGCCCGGTGTGCTGAATGATGGCGTCGGTGCTGGTTCCCAAGGAGTCTTGCCTTGACCAACTTGTGCTGCTGCTAGTGCAGCATTGGATTTGCCCAATGCAGAACGATCGCCTGCTTGCAGAGCTTTGCCCAATCCTGCCAAGTGAGCAAGATGTTCAGGCGATCCAAAATCCTTTGGGATTTCAGGATTCATCATGTCTGCTTCATCTATGCCATAAGCGTTCTTGAACAGGTCCTGATTGCCTTGCATGCTATTTTGTGCGTCGATAGCTGCACCTTTGCTTTTTTGTGCTCTAGTGTAGCCGGTCGGCGAGTAGTCGTTTGGCATGGCATCTCTTTGAAACTGGCCAAATCCTTTTTGAACATTCTGATCATGATTGAAAGACTTGAGTAGGTCTGTATCTGACTGTGATGTCCATGGAGTATCAGGATACCGTTTGTTCCAGACTTTCATGTTTCCTTGTTCCTGATTGCGGGCTGCCTGTAGCAAAGGATAATCAGGGTGCCCTGGAGATATTTTTGTGATCATATCCTTCACAGCATTTGCTGCCTTACCACCTAATTCACCTGCGCCTCGGAGTGCTGCACCCATACCTGGCATGCCGCCTTCATCCATGGGTTCGTCTTGTGTGCGGCCAACACCATCTACACGGATACGAGGAATTTGTTTGCCGTCGGTATCGATTACATAGTTTTGAAAATATTGTCGGCCTTGATCATCAACTTCATCTGGTAAATCTGTTGCAGTGATCTTGGCACCAGGAACTGGCTTGGCCACTGCTGTGGAAGTTCGAGGAGTAGGAGTACGTGGTGGTATTGGCCTAGATTGAGCACCAATTAATCGAGGCTCGTCTTGACCAGTCTGCGTTTCCCAGTCACTTATTCTTTTTGCCCGATCATTGTCGGCTTGTGAGCGAGTGGCATCTCGAGGAGTAGGAGTACGTGGTGGTATTGGCCTAGATTGAGCACCAATTAATCGAGGCTCGTCTTGACCAGTCTGCGTTTCCCAGTCACTTATTCTTTTTGCCCGATCATTGTCGGC